CTATGACACCAAAAGAAAAAGCAGATTATTTAGTAGAAGAATTTCTTTATATTGAAAATGAATACAAAGAACATTTAGATTTTAAACAAGCCAAAGAATGTGCATTAATTGCAGTAAATGAGATAATTAAATCAAGTCCAGCAAGAAGTCCAGGTACTGATAGTTCAGACTTTATGCCACATTTTAAAGCAGTTATATTTTGGGAAGAAGTCAAACAAGAAATATTAAAACTATGACACCAAAAGAAAAAGCAAAGGAATTGGTAAATAAATTTACTATCGATTTAGAGCCATTTTCTGAATATGGGAAATGGGATAAATTACAAGGGAAAACATGTGCTTTAATTGCAGTAGATGAGATATTGAATAATTTTGGTTTAGTTATTTATGGTAAACCATTTTACACTTCAAGTAATACTGTATTTTTTTACAAAGAAGTTAAAGAAGAAATAGAAAAACTATGACCGAGCAAGACTTAGCATTTTTAGAAGCCAATATTATAAACTTTGAGGCAGTTGCTTTAGGGTTTACTCGTAACATTGACCGAGATGTGCTTGAAGAATATGCGGTTATTTATCGCAAATATTTGAACAAAGATTTTATTTTGAATTCGTGGTGTGGCAATTGTGTATTTGATATGCTCAAAAGATTGTCAGCACATTACGAAGGATTAAAGTATATTGCAAAACTCAACCAACCAAAACCAAACGATGTCCAAACTAAGAATCTGCGCAGTCGGAAGTAGACATTCAGGAGTCACTTACCACAGATTAGCATTGCCATTATCCGTAATGAAAAAGGAGTATTGTATTATCACGGATACAATGACCGAAGAAATGCTAATTGAGAAGGCGATTAACGTGGTTGTAGTCAATCGTTTTTGTGAATTAATACCATTGACCGATTTACTAAAATGGAAGGCTAAGATTGGCTTTAAATTGGTTGTCGATATAGATGACTATTGGGAGTTGTTTAGCCAGCATTTGTCTGCGCCAACCTATCGTTCTTTAGGAGTAACTCAAGTAATTAAGAATTATATTAAAGTGGCGGATGTCGTTACGACAACTCATAACCGATTAAGGCTTGAGATAATTAAGATAAATCCTAATTGCTATATTTTACCTAATGCGTTACCTTTTGACAAAGACCAATTTACTGCGACAAGAAATGTAAACGAATTTGTTAACATTGCGCACACGGGTAGCATTACTCACTTCCCTGATATGAGGCAGTTAAAGAATCCGATTTATGAATTATCAAAGTCCAAATCATTTCGGGAATCAACAAGGATGCTTCTTTGCGGTTGGAATAAATTAAACGAATGGCATTGGAAACAAATGGGTGATTGGTTTACTGCAAATGAGAAACTTAATTATAAGATTTTGGAATCAATGCCCGTAGATTTATATATGAATTTTTACAATGAGGCTGATATATTAATAACACCTTTACTTGACAATAAATTTAATCGATTAAAATCGAATCTAAAGGTATTAGAAGCTGGAGCAAAACGGATTCCAATAATGGCAATAAAACGAGCGCCTTATGATGATATTCCAACGGTATGCTGGGTTGATAATTGGGAACGAGATATTAAACGAATGGCATTCTCAAAACAAATGAGAACGGATTTTGGCGAGGCTAATGCTGAATATGTTCGTGAGCATTATGACTTATTTAAAATTAATGAGGATAGATTTGCTATTTATTCTAAACTAATAGAATAATGCCAGTAATTAAATGTTCAAACGGGAAATATAGAGTCGGGAATGGTGCTTGCATATACGATACGGAAGCAAAAGCGGAAGAAGCGTGGACTGCAATTAGAATAAGCATGGCGGATAGTTATAATGATTATCCCGAATCAGCAGTTAATAATGCTAAACGTGCTTTAAAATGGGCGGATGAAAATGGTTGGGGAAGTTGTGGAACTCCAGTAGGTAAAGCAAGAGCAAACCAATTAGCAAATAGAGAAAACATTACAAGGGATACCATTGCAAGAATGGCTTCATTTAAAAGACACCAACAAAGCAAAGACGTTCCTTATGGCGAAGGATGCGGAGGCTTAATGTGGGATGCTTGGGGAGGTACTGAAGGAATTGAATGGGCAATAAGAAAATTAGAGCAAATAGATAATGCCAGCAACGGATAAAGAATTTTTTGATTATGAATTAAGCATTGGAGTTACTCCCGAAAATCCTGACTATTTTAATTTAATGAACGGGGTTGCTAATATCATAAAGAATTATTCAAGAAATATTATTGAGATAGGCGCTGGGATGGGAACATTAGGCGAATGCTTAATTCATAAAGGGTGCGATTATTACGGCATTGAGCCAAATAAGTTTCATAGGGATTTCGCTTATTCAAGAGGCATTGTTTTGAATGACTTAGGTAATTACCCTAATCATTGCCAAATGATTGTTAGCATCGAAGTATTTGAGCATTTAACCGATGAACAAATAAGAAATTATTTAAGCAATATTGAATGCCAATACTTTTACTTTTCATCTACTCCATTTAAAACAACAGATGAATTCGATAAATGGTGGGGTCATATAAATTTGAAGTCGGAAGAAGAATGGATTAAATTATTTTCTGAGTTTGGATTTCAATTAGATAAAAAATTAACAATACCGACCGAGTGGTCTTTACTATTTAGAAAATAATGGCAAGAACACCAAAAGATATCGACCAAGAAAGACTGCTTGAATGGGCGGATAAATACATTGATTATTGCCTTAACTCAACTAAAGAGGTGGCAACGGGTGCTGGAGTTAAAACAATTCGAGAGCGCCATCTACCTACTATTAGCTTCTTTCTTTTGATATGGTTACCAAGACAAGGATTTGAATTTTATAATAGGTCTACTTATTACGAAGTACTTTCAAGAGAAGACCATCCTTGCCATAAAGTAACCAAACAGATTGATGAATTATTTAGAGCATTAGCGGCGGATGTCGTAGCTAATGAAGGCAAAGGTATATTTTATGCAAAGAATCTTTTAGGGTGGACTGATAGAGCGAAGAACGAGGAGAAACAAGAAGTTATAATAAGTTTTGCAAACGAACATAGTACTCCCGAAACCACACAAGAACCAAGCTAAAGTCTTAGAATCTAAAGCAAGGTTTAAAGTCCTTATGTCGGGTAGACGATGGGGCAAATCACTTATATGCCAGGTCATTACTTGTATTGAGGCAATGCAAGGCAAACGTGTGGCATACATTACTCCTACCTATCAACTTGCCAAAGTCTTTTTTGATGAACTTGCTAGGCTTATGCCTAGTAATATTGCAGTTCCTAATCGAAGTGACCTAACATTTAAGTTAATTAGCGGAGGCGAAATTCGATTCTTTACTGGAGAAAGATTAGATAATCTTCGTGGTTTAAAATTTGACTATGCAATTATTGATGAGGCTTCATATATTCCTAACTTAGAAGAAGGATGGCAAAATTCAATAAGACCAACTCTTACCGATTTTCAAGGAAAGGCTATATTTCTTTCAACTCCAAGAGGTAAAAATTTCTTTTATTCTTTATTTCTTAATGGCTTAAATGCAAATTCAGAATGGGAATCATTTAAGTTTAGCACTTATGATAATCCATTTATTGCTAAAACGGAGGTCGATGCCGCTAAATCTGAACTGCCTAACGTTGTATTCGAGCAAGAGTACATGGCTAACCCAGCAGAGAACGCTGCAAATCCATTTGGAAGCGAAGCAATTCGTAAGTGTACATCAAACTTATCTACCAACATTGTTAAATGTTACGGAGTCGATTTGGCAAAATACTCAGATTGGACTGTCATTATCGGTTTAGATAATAGTGGCAATGTAGCTTATTATGACCGATTTCAAAAGGATTGGGCATCAACTCAGAACATTTTACGCAATTTACCAAAAGCGCCTATGTTAATTGATAGTACTGGAGTAGGCGACCCAATAGTCGAGCAATTACAACGGGAAGGGATGGACATAGAAGGCTTTAAATTTACAAGCCAAAGCAAGCAAGAATTAATGCTTGGTCTACAAGTAGCAATACATCAGGAACGAATACATTATCCCGAAGGAATGATTAAAAATGAGTTAGAAGTTTTTGAATATCAATACACATCACACGGAGTAAAGTATTCCGCACCGACTGGCTTTACGGATGACTGCGTTTGTGCTTTAGGATTAGCATGGCGCAAGTTTGATTTTAAGTCAGGAACGGGCAGATACAACTTTGTTTAATTAGCTATTTATAAATATGAACTGGAAAGATGTCACAGTATGGCAATGGCAACAAATTCAAAACCTACTTACAAAAAGGGAAGGATTGACCGAGTTGGATATTGCAGTTAAGTCATTAGAAATTTTGACTTATCAGACCGAAGCGCAAATTGATTCTTTAAGTATTAAGGAATTAAATGAGCAACTAAAAAAGATTAAATTTATTACTGAGACTGCGCCAATACCAAAGCCAAACGATTATATTAAGGTTGGAAAGAAAAGATATAGGTGCGTTTATGATATTAGGAATATTCCTTATTCAAGGTATTTAGAAACTAAATTTTTTGGGGATGATATTATAAACAATTTGCATAAGATAGCAGCATCGATGATTATGCCTATGAAGTTAACCTGGCGAGGTTGGAAAGTAGCCAAGTACGATGCAAGCAAACACGAGGAATACGCTGAAGATTTATTGTCAGGTAGCTTCGAGGCAGTTTACGGAAGTGTGGTTTTTTTTTGTCAAGTATTCAGCGAGTCGATAACGAGTTTAAAGGATTATTTGAAAGAGGAATTGATGAAGAACGGGATGGAGAAATTAGAAGCAGAGGTAACGATAATGGCTTTATGCAACGTTATGGATGGATTTACCAGGCTACCATCATTGCCGAACACGAGAGAATAAATTTAGCAGATGCGTTTGAATTGCCAACGATTCAAGCATTAAATGATTTAAGTTATATCAAGGCAAAAAATAGTTTTGATAGAGAACAAATGAAAAAGATTTATGGCAAGCATTGAGCAAGCACAAAAAGCATTAGGTAAAGACTTTGATTTTGGAGGCATAGAAAGGCAACCTGAATTGCAATTAAATGCTGTTGAAAAAGTAATGAAAGATGCCGCTGAAAGATTTATAGTTTTGGCAAAGCGAAGAATAAATGCAAAGAAAAAAGTTGATAGAGGTAATTTAGGTGACATTTCAATTTCAAGTATTCAAAAAACTGGTAATAGATATTCATTAACAATTGGATATGATAAGACAAATCCAGCTTCTGAATATTATGATTTCCAAAATAAAGGAGTAAAAGGAATAAAAAGCGGGCAACCAAATTCGCCTTATAAATTTAGAACGTTAAGCGTTTCTAAAAATATGGTGGAGGCAATTCTTCAATGGTATTTAAGGCATAAAAATTATATAAAAAATGATGACCAAAAATTTAAATTAAGTCGTGTACAAAAAAAACAAAAATCTATTTCATCATTAGTAAATTCAACTAAAAATTTAAAGCAATTAGCAATTAACACGGCTAAGAATATTAAGAAAAAAGGAATAGGTCGAGTAGGTTTTTTTGATGATAATATAGATAAAGCATTTGGACAAGAATTTCAAGCAAAATTAGCGCAAGCATTAGGACAAGATATAGCATTAACGATTACACAAACATTTAAGAAATAATGGCAGTTACAAGCATTACCGCTCCAGCTTCATATACTTCGGCTCACGATAGTTTATGGCATATAGCAAGTTCAACCAACGTAGCAGAATCCTCTTTTAAATATGTATTTGATTTACAAATTGGTGGCACAACCGTTGCCACTCTTAAGAACTATCCCGACTCAGGAGGATATGGTGTACTTGATGTCGCTCCCATTGTCAGAAACTATCTTGGAAGCGGTTTTAACCCATCAGGAAGTACACTCTTACAGTTCGCTGGCTCATTCTTATTCGTCGACTATACCGTTTTATTCGGAGAAGAATTTGGAGGTAATCCCCCAAGTTTAAACGAGGATTCCGTAAATGCTAAAGGATGGAATTATTCACTTAACCCGTTCAGGGTTTCAATAAGCACTTATGCAAATAAGTTTTTAACGACACGAGATAGAAGCGCTGGCGAGGTTATAAATGGCGAGAAATTTTATATTACTTATTTCAATGCTAACTTATCAGCAGTAACGGCAACGATTCAAAAGATAAATGAAGATGGAAGCAATAGCGGAAGTTCTTCAACGGGTGGCACAATATCAAGTCTTTCATCTTTGCTTTTAGATTTAAGCCCAAGTGCGATAAATGCTTATTTAGGGAGTTCATTTATTACCGATGCTACCTATGGCTATAAAGTAACGATTGGCTCGGATACAATGACAATGAAGCAAGTTTGTGCGCCAAGATTTACACCAATTAATTTAGTATTTCAAAATCAATTTGGAGGATATGACACTTTTGGCTTTAGGTTACTTAATCGCCAACAAAAGAATTTTAAAAGAACGACTTATCAAACTGCTGATTATCAAAGGAGCGGAACTTCGATGGCTTTTAAAAATAGTTCGGGAGTTCATTACGGAGGGGTGCAAGCATTAGCCACTCAAATCGATTGGAGTTACCTTGTAACGAGTGATTATATCTCAGCGACTGATTATGCACTTGGCGCTGAATTACTTGCTTCTAACGAGGTTTATTTGCATTTAATCAACGGAGGAACAAGCGACTACTACCCTATTGTAATGAAAGACACAAATTGGCAAGAGAAGGTAAGCACTTCGGACAAAATATTTAATTACCAATTGCAATTTGATTTAGGGCAAAAACAATATAGCCAATTTAGATAATGATAACCGAAATAATAATTGAACAACAAAGGCTCGATTTATTTGAAGATATAGGAGCTGAACTAAACTACGCAATAGATGACATTAAAGACTTTTCAGCGAGGAACTCGAACTATTCTAAAACGATTAACATACCTGGCAACGCAAATAATAATAAAGTGTTTGGTCATATCTATAATTTTACCAGCGGTAATAATTACGGTGTTAGTGACCCTTCTGCGACAAATGTTGGCTATAATTTTGACCCGACCAAGCAAGCAAATTGTCAGATATTTGTCAATAAGATTCAAGTTTTTAAGGGAGTTCTTCGCCTTTTGGAGATAACCATTCAGAACGGAGTTATTGAATATCAGTGCGCCGTATTTGGCGAGTTAGGTGGTTTTGCCTCCGCAATTGGGAATAAGGTTTTAGATGACCCTGATATGCTAGGTCATTTTAATGATACATACGAAGAATATTGGACTGCTGATAATGTAGTTGATTCTTGGACTGCTTCGGGTGTTGCGAGTGGATTGGGTATCGTTTATCCTTTAATTGATTACGGCTTATGTAAGCATCCTGATACTGGTGGCGGTAAAGATTGGCATTTAAATGCTTTCAGACCAGCATTTTTCGTACATGAATTAATAAGTAAAATAATTGATTTTTCGGGATACACTTATACTTCTGCATTTTTTGATACACCATATTTTAGAAGTTTAATTATTCCGAATAACAAGGCAAACCTTGAGCAATTGACAAGTAAGTTATTACTTGTTGAATCTACGATTTGTGTTGAAAGTGGTAGTGATGTCGGAATGACCGATTACATTACATTTAACTTAAATCAAAACTTAGTTTTATTTAGCACGGCGGACTATAAAACATATACGTTTAATAATGCAGCGGAAACGTTGGGTAAAATTAAACTTTATGGATGGCTTACGCTTTCAAGTCCAGGCTACTTTACAATCAATGTAAAAAAATCGGGGGATACAATTTTAACTGAGACATTTACTCAAGGGGTTGCAAATCAAAACATTCCTATTGATTGGGTTATTGATGTATCCTTAGCCGATACGGACACGATTGCAATACAAGCTATATTTTATACGGGAGTAGAGTATTCAACGCTATGTCCAATTGATTTAAAATTAGAGTTTGAGTCAGACTTTGCGCAAGTAGGATTAGCAACGGAAGGAGACCAAATCAATATCGGTAATTGTTTACCGAAAGGGATACAACAAAAAGATTTCTTTGCTTCCATTTGTCGTATGTTTAATTTATACGTTTATGAAGACCCACAAAAAACAACGCATTTATTAATTGAGCCATACATAGAATTTTATCGCAAAGGCGCTGGATTCTTAAAGATAAACGATGTTGGCGAGTTGCTATTGCACGGTGAAGCTGGAGATGCTACTGGATTACTTTTATTATCTGACCCCGTAGCCGACTCAATTGATTGGTCGAATAAGGTTGACTATTCAAAAGAGATTTCGATTAAACCAATGTCGGAATTAAATGCTAGATATTACGACTTTGTGTATACTCAAGACGATGACTATTATAACGAGTCTTATAATAAAAAATACAACGAGTCGTATGGCGATAGGAAAGAAGATACTGGATTCCAATTTGCTGAAGATAGGTCTGAGGTAAAAATTATATTTAGTCCAAGTGTATTGACCAAAAGTACTGACGATATAAAGTTAAGAGCCAACTTATTTAAAGTTAGCAACGATACTGAGGAGCGCAAGGATAATAATGTAAGAATAATGTTTTTTAAAAATGTTGAATTACCTTATCCAAGCACTAATAAATATAAAATTAAAGATTACTATAATGGAACGGGAACTGCTCCTGCTGGTAATTTAAAAGTTGATGTTGAATCATTTGGTTATGCTGGTCATTTAGATGACCCAATACTTCCCACTTCTGATTTAAATTATGGCGCACCTAAAGAAGTTTATTTTAAGTTAGATAATCCTTATCCATCGGCTAATTTATTTAATGCTTGGTGGGATGAATATTTAGCTGAAATAATAAACAAAGATAGTAAGCTATTAAGTTGCTATTTATATTTGACCGTTCAGGATATTCATTCGCTTGACTTTGCTCAACTTATTTATATTTATGGCGCATTATGGAGATTAAACAAAGTAGTTGACTTTAATCCAAGCATTCCCCAAACAACCAAATGCGAATTGCTTAGAGTTATAGAATTATTTTATCCAAGTTAAGAAATGGCTGAAAATGCAAAAGTAGGTATTGATTTAGTTGCTGACACACGAAGTTTACGCAGTCAATTAAGAGAAGCAACACAAGAATTAATAAGGTTGCAAAATACTGCGGGCGCAAGTTCTAAAGAATTAGCAAATGCAGCGAAAAGAGCAGCGGAATTAAAAGACCGTATTGCTGATGCTAAATCAACTATTGAAGCATTTAATCCAGATGCTAAATTTAAAGCATTTTCTCAATCTATTCAAGGAGTGGCTGGAGCATTTGCTGGGGCGCAAGGTGCTTTAGGATTATTTGGTGTTGAATCAGAGAACGTGCAAAAGCAATTATTAAAAGTACAATCTGCTTTAGCATTTTCTGAGGGATTAAATACCGTTTTAGATTCAGTTCAAGGGTTTAAAAACTTAGCAAGTGTAATAAGAGATAGGGTAATAACTGCATTTACTACATTAAGAGGTGCATTGATTGCTTCGGGAATAGGTGCATTAGCAATCGGATTAGGTTTATTAATTGCAAACTTTGATAAAGTTAGGGATGCAGTATTAAAATTAATACCTGGCTTATCAGGATTAGGAGATACAATTAGTAAAATAGTTGATAAGGTTACTGATTTTGTAGGTATCACTTCTGAATCAGATAGGGCGCTTGAATTATTTACTAAAAATTCTAAAAGTCGTAAAGAGCAATATGAAAGAGAATTAAAGGCACTTGAATCGCAAGGTGTAGAAGAAGGAAAATTATCTAAATTAAGAAAGCAAATAGTTCAAGAAGATTTAAATGTTTTAGAAGTAAAAAAGAAAAATGGCAAAAAATTAAAAGATGAAGAAATAAAACAAGAAAAAGATTTAAAAAATGAGTTAGTTGTTATTGAAGGAAATTATAAAAAATCAGTTTTATCCACACAAAAGAAAGGCGATGACGAGTATTTAAAAAAGCAAAACGAAAAGATTGACCAAGAGTTAGCCAATGAGTTATCAAGAATTGCAAGATTAAATGAACTTGCTGAAGCTGGCTTATCTGAGGAAGAAAAAAAGATAGTTAAAGTAAAACAACAATTAGATGCAGATTTAATTTTATTTGGTGATAATGAAAGATTAAAGGCTGATTTAACAAGAAAGTCAGCTGAAGAAATTGATAACATTAAAAGACAATCAAGTAAAGTCGAGATTAAGGAATTAAAAGATGTTAAAAATATATTTGATGTAATACAAAATAATAAGCCTAAAGTTCTTTCATTAGTAACCAATGTAATGGATAATTCTATAAAAGAAAATGCAAAGCTTGAATTAGAAATTGAAAAAAGAAAACAAGAGCAAAAATTAGGAATTATAAGCAATGCCCTTCGCACTGGAATGCAATTAGCTGGAGAAGGAACGGTAGCTGGGAAAGCATTAGGAATTGCAGATGCTACGATTAATACTTATGTGGGAGCGACTCAAGCATTATCTACTTTGCCTCCGCCATTTAGTTTTATTGCAGCGGCAGCGACTATTGCACAAGGTTTATTAAGCGTTAATTCAATTATTAATACTCCTTTGCCAAGCATACCAGGAGTAAGCGATATGAGTGGAGGCGGAGGCGGAGCAAGACTATCGGCAGCGCCAGTACCTCCAAGTTTTACACCTAATGCCCCTACTTCATTAGACCAAAGTTCAATCAATGCGATAGGCAATGTAAACGCAAGGGCATACGTTGTTGAATCAGATATTACGGGAAGTCAAAAAAGAATAAGGAGAATTGAAAACTCTGCAAGAATTTAAAAACAAATAATATGAAATTACCAATTTATCAATTAGAAATAAGCGAGGATTTAAATGACGATGTCGAAGTTGACTTCGTTGCTTTGGTAGATAGACCAGCAATCGAAAGAGATTTCCTAAAGTTTAAAGAAGACAAGGCTAAATTTGTTATTCAGTCCGAAGATAGAAGAATTGTTTCAGGCGCTTTGATGTTAGCCGACACTCCTATTTATAGGAACGACCAAAATGGAGAGTATTACGTTACGTTTACAAAAGATACAATTGAAAAAATAGCACAAAAGTTTTTCAAGAAAGGTTATCAATCAAACGTAAACTTAATGCACGATGAGGCTTTAGCAGTTGAAGGTGTTACGATGTACGAGTCTTGGCTCGTTGATTCATCGAGGGGGATAGTTGCAATGAAAGGATTTGAGGATGCGCCAGAAGGCTCTTGGTTTGGTAGTTTTAAAGTTGAAAATGAATCGGTTTGGAATAAGATTAAATCGGGAGAGTTCAAAGGTTTTAGTGTTCAAGGTATGTTTCAATATAGAAAAGAAAAAGAAAGTTTATCAGTCGAAGAAGCATTATGGTCTGAGATTTGTTCAATATTAGAACAAGTTAAATGATAAAGTATTAGTTAATCAGTATTTATAATCAAACAATAGTAAAAACAATTTATGAACGTTTCAGAAGCAATTGAAAAAATTAAAGTTATGTTAGCGGATAATGCCGTTGAACAAACTGAAGAAATTGCATCAGAACCAGCAACACAATTGGTATTCGAAACTTACGATTTAAAAGACGGAAGCAAAATCGATTTATCAGCTTTGGAGATTGGCGGAGATGCAATGCTTGTTGATGAATCAGGTAACTCTGTATCTGCTCCCGATGGTGAGTATGAATTGGCAGATGGTACTATGATTACCGTTGTTGGCGGAAAGGTTGAAGGAATTGAAACTCCACAAGCCGAAGCACCAACTTCAGAAGAAGCTCCTATGGAAATGGAAGCAGATTCTCAATTTGATGAAATGAATGCGACAATCACTTACTTGCAAGCCGAGAATGAGGCATTGAAAAACAAGTTAGAAGAATTGGAAAGCAAATTTAATCAAGGATTTAGTGAAATGTTAAGCGTATTGGAAGGATTTTCTAAGACTCCAGTTGCTGACCCTATTCAAAATCCAAAAAACAATTTTAGAATCGTTGAGCCTAAGGCTGACAAAATAGAGCGATTCTTGGAAAGAGTTAAAACATTAAATTAAAAATTTTAAAACACAAAAATTATGGCATTTGTAGTTAGTTCATTAACGGATTATGCTAAAGAAAATGAAGCGTTATTAGTAACATCTTCAGTTCTTGGCTCAAAAACTGCTTCTTTGATTAAGTCTCAAGGAAACGTATTAGTTGGAGTAAAATCTTCAGAGAAAATTGGTATCATGGATACTGACGCTTTCTTTCAAGATGATAGCGATTGCGGTTTCAACGCATCAGGTACAACTACTTTCACTCAGCGTAGTGTAACAGTTGGTAAAATTAAGGTACAAGAGGCGTTATGTCCAAAAGGATTAGAGTCTAAGTACTTACAAAAAGCATTATCTGCTGGAAGCACTTACGATTCAATCGCTTTCGCTGCTGATTATACTTCTAAGAAAGCCTCTCGTATTTCTTCTCAATTAGAAACTGCTATTTGGACTGGAGATTCTGCTTCTGCAAATGGTAACTTAAATAAGTTTGATGGTTTCGTGAAATTAGTTGCTGCTGCTTCTGCTTCAGTTGTTCACGCTAATACAACTACTTATTACGGAACTCCTTTGGCTGCTTCTGCTGGTATCACTACTTCAAACGTAATTGCAGTTTTAGATTCAGTTTACAAGGCTATCCCAGCGCAAATTGTTGATAAGGATGACGTTGCTATCTTTGTTGGAAACGATGTATTCCGTACTTACACAATCGCATTGAAAAATGCTAACTTGTTTGCTTACACTTTTGACGGTGCTGCAACTGGAGAATTAACATTGCCAGGTACAACTATCAAGGTTATTGCAGTTCAAGGATTGAACGGAACTTCTAAGATTTATGCTTCAAGAGTTTCTAACTTGTTCATCGGTACTGACTTATTGAACGAAGAAGAGCAATTCGAATTGTTACACGACCCTTATGCAATGAACATTAAGTTTATGGCAGCATTTAAGTTCGGTGTGCAGTTTGCATTCCCTGACGAGATGGTTGATTTCATCTTAGCTTAATAATCTTACAAATAAGTTCGGGGAGTATCGCTTGGATGCGACTCCCCTAATTTTAACATTTTAAAGAAAAACAATTATGGCTTGCGCATTAACTCAAGGATATTCTTTGGATTGCCGTGATTCTTTAGGTGGAATAACAGAAGTATATTTTATTGAAAAAGCAAACGTAACCATTACTGCTCCTACTTCGGGGTCAATTAGTGCGATTACAAAAGTAGCTGGCAAAAAATTCTACAAATATGAATTAGTTCCTGGTACTGCTTCTTTGACTGAAAATATTAATGCTAACGTTCAAAATGGAACGGTATTCTACGCTCAAGAATTGTCAATCATTTTAAATAAGTTGCAAACTGCAACAAGAAATGAAATTCTTTTACTTGCTAAAAATACTTTAGTAGCAGTTGTAAAAGATAATAACGGGCAAACTTTCTTGCTTGGTTATTTATATGGAATAAATTTAACTGGTGGTAATGGTGCAACTGGTACGGCTCAAGGTGACCGTTCGGGTTATACGTTAACTTTCTCCGCACAAGAGAAAGAATTAGCACCAGCAATAGCAGAAGGAGTGTATAATGCTTTGACTACTCCAGGCGCTTAAGATAGTCGTTTGGTTGACGGGTAAAGGGGGAGCAGATGCTTCCCCTTTTTTTATATAAACAATTTTGTTAATGCTATTTATGAATGATGATACATTTAATTAAAGGTCAAGTCAACAAAATTATATTAACATTAAGCGAGAAGGCAACTCTTACTTCGCCTAATTGGTTATTCTATTTTAAGTCAAGAAATACAAATGAAACAGTGGCATTTGTAATTTTAAACAATGCCGATTTATCGACCTATCAAGAAAGATATAATGCTTTTAATATAACGGTAAGTTCTTATTTTGCGAACAAACTACCTGGCGAATGGTCATATCAGATATATGAGCAAACATCTACTTCTAATTTAATACCATCAAATGCTACTTCAATGGTTGAAAGTGGACAAGCGACATTAAACGATACAAGTCAATTCAGTTTTACAACATATAGCAACCAAACAAATACGTATAAAGTACGAGATATATGAGCAATCAATTAATGGTTTTAACTTTTGCGGAGGCAAGACAACCCGAATATAGGGAGAAGAAAGGCGAAGGCGAAGGATACATTGAGTTCGGGAAAAAGAATGATTATCCAAACTACTTGGTCGATTTATTTAATAAGTCTGCTAAGCATAATGCGATAATTAAAGGTAAGGTCAACTACATAACTGGGAATGGCTTCAAAATCAAAGAGGGTACTGACCCTATTGGTGAACAATTCATCGCACAAGCTAACCGAGTGGAGTCGTTGACCGAAGTATTAAGAAAGGCATCTATTGATATTGAGTTATTCGGAGGCGCTTACTTGCAAATTATATGGAGTGTAACGGGTGAAAATCTTGCTGAGGTATATCACGTTGATTATACGAAGATTAGAACTAATGCTGACAATACTCAGTTTTGGTATTCGGAAAATTGGGAAGATAGAAAGTATAAAAGAGAGGTCTTTAACGGGTTTAATTCTCAGTTACGACAAGGCACTCAAATAATGTATTTAAAGGAGTATCGACCTAACTTAAATGCTTATGCATTGCCAGGTTATTTCGGTGCTTTAAACTACGTTGAATCCGATATTGAAATATCTAAGCACGTTTTGGGTAATGCGCAAACGGGATTTAGTGCATCTAAATTAATTACGTTGCCAAATGGCGAGCCATCGGATGACGAGAAACGCCAAATTGAACGCAAGTTTACCGATAGGTTTACGGGTAGTGATGGCAAGAAGTTTATACTTTCATTTGTAAACGATGCTTCAAGAAAGCCAGTCATTGAAGATTTAGGAGCAAGTGATATTACTAAGGAAGATTTTGGAAATGTAGATAAAATGATTCAGCAGAATATCTTTGCTGGGCATCAGATTACCGCTCCCGATTTATTTGGTATTTCGACTCCAGGTCAATTAGGTACTCGCCAACAAATGCGAGATTCTTACGAGATTTTTAAAAATACTTACGTTAATGATAAGCAAATATTTCTTGAGCAAGTATTCAGTTTACTTGCCAAATTACACGGTGCTAGTAGTGAACTCCAAATCGTACCAGTTGAGCCGATTGGCATAGATTTTAGTGAAGCAATTATTTTGCAAGTTGCTCCTAAACAATGGATACTTGAAAAGTTGGGTATTGATATGACTCAATATCAACAAGCTGAAATAGTACCCGAAGAGCAACCCGTTGAAGTTCAACAATCAAAGGTACAATTTAGTGAAGATGAGGTAGTAAGCGTATTCGAAGAATTTGGTGTTTCAAAATCGGAATATTCAATCTTTAAATCAAAAGAGGTTTTTAGTTCAAATGTAAGCGAAGAAGAAGAAGCATTTCATTTAGAATTTGCCGAGCAAGCATTAAGTGGATTAGAAGCTAACATATTAGACTTAATTCAAAAGGATAAAAGAATAACGGCTGAGGTTATTGCTGGAACTATTGGAGTAGACATCGATATTATTAATCGTGTCTTAGATGGATTGGATAAAAGAGGAATTGTAAGCAGTTCTGTTTCAAGGGGAATAACCGAAAGGAAATTGTCTAAGCCATTATCTGAATTGAATGCACCTAAGCCAACAACCACAAGTTTTATGGTTAGGTATTCATACGAATGGAGGTCAGATATTCCAAGTAATGAACGTAATTCAGCAGACCATCCAAGTCGTGTATTTTGCGCTCGATTAATGCAGTTAGATAGATTGTATTCAAGAGCAGAAATTGAAGCCATATCCGCAAGATTAGGATATAGTGTATTTGATAGGCGAGGCGGTTGGTGGACTAAGCCAAATGGTCAACATTCGCCAAGTTGCAGACATCGTTGGTTTGCTCAGACAGTAATTAAGAAAGGATAATATGAAGAATACATTATTTATAGGAGCAACGGCAATTAAGGAAAGAACGGCAGTTCATTCTAATATCGATGACAAGTCTATTTTGCCCGAGATAAAAACGGCTCAAGACATTTATATTTTGCCAGCTTTAGGCACGGCACTTTATACAAGGCTTCAAGATGGTATCGTTGCCAATAATTTAACGGCTAACGAGTCAGCTTTATTGGATGACTATGTAACGGATACGCTTGTTTATTATGTATTATCTGAGTTACCCGTTGGATTATCTTTTCAGTTTTACAATAAAGGGTTAGTTCGTAAGACTTCGGATAATAGCGACCAACCTAATATGCAAGATTTAATCGATGTGGCTAATCGGTATCGGTCAAGAGCGGAGTTTTATAAGCAAAGAATGATTAAGTACTTGCAAGAGGTAAGCACAAGTAATTTATTTCCTGAATATATCAATCCAGGTACGGGAGTCGATACGATGTATCCTGAAAGAGATGGCTATCAATCAAGCATATTTTTAGGAGATGAAAATAGTTTGTTTGGGATGACTTATCCTCAGCACGTAATGAAAAGTAAAGGACATTGCAATTAAAAAAAATATGCCAAAAGCATTTTCAACCAAAAACATTAATAAACTGATTGTTTATTTAGAACAAAATGGCAGTAAAGCAACTAACACTAAACCAAACTATCAAGCTGATAAGGGATATAGCGCAAAGCCACGACCAAATTAATACGGTCTATTTCGGCGATGTGTGGGAGTTTCTTTCTCAGCCTGATAATGTTTATCCATCGATGTTTTATTCGTTGACTGGAAGCCAAATAAACGGCAAAGAATTGAGTATGTCATTTAGTTTATTCTTTCTTGATAGGCAACTTCAAGACGAAACTAACGAAACGGAGGTTTTATCTGACCAATTATTGATTTGTCAAGATATTATTTCAATGCTTAAGCACCCGAATTTTAATTGGGAAATTTCCGAAGGAATTACACTAGAATTTTTTACTGAAAATGAGAAGGATTATTTAGCTGGAGTAAAAGCCGACATATCGGTTATTTATCCTATGCTTTCAAATCGTTGTCAAATACCAACCGACTTTACATATCCAAGTTAAGAAATGGCAAATAAGAAAATAAACCAATTAGTCTCAAAGACTTCAATTTTATCAACCGATTTATTTGGTATTGGTGATGCAACTACGGGGCAACTTTATAAAAAGACTATTGCTGAATTACAAGCTGCGATTGGTGGAGCGGTAATTTCGGTAAATGGTTTGGTAGGAACGGTTGTCTTGGATACAGATGACATTCAAGAATTAGTTTCGCCAACAAACAAATGGTTTACCGATGCAAGAGCTAGAGGTGCGATTAGTTTAACGGTAACTGGTAGTTCGGGAGCATCGACTTATAATAGTGGAACGGGTGTTTTAAATGTACCTACTTACACATTGGCTGGATTAGGTGGAATTAGTGCAACTTTTTTAAGCGGTGGAACGGGTATTTCTTACAATTCGGGAACGGGAGTTATTTCTTATTCGGGAACGGTTTATACTGATTCTTCTATTCGTGGTTTAATTAGTGCTGGAACGGGAATAAGTTACAACTCAACTACGGGTGCAATTTCATATAGTGGAACGGTGTACACGGATTCTTCAGTTAGGGCATTATTATCTTTGACAACTACGGGAAGTAGTGGAGCATCGACTTATAATTCAACTACGGGAGTAATAAACGTACCAAATTACACTCTTGCTGGACTTGGAGGTATTTCTTTGACTTCATTAAGTGGAGGCGCTGGAATTACTTATAATTCATCTACTGGAGAAATTAGTTATTCGGGAACGGTTTATACGGATGCAAGCGTAAGAGCATTATTATCGGCTGGGACTGGAATAAGTTATAATTCTACTACGGGAGTAATTGCTTCAACTATTACTCAATATACCGATGCTTTAGCAAGAGCATCAATAAGCATAACAACTACTGGAACTTCGGGGGCAAGTACTTATAACTCGACTACTGGAGTAATAAATGTACCTCAATATCAAGGAGCAATTACGTTGACTACTACGGGTACTTCGGGTGCTGCAACTTTTAGTTCTAATACTTTAAATATTCCAAATTATGGTTCTGCATTAAGTGGATATTTACCATTAACTGGAGGTACTTTAACGGGGTCATTAGCAGGTACAACTGCTTCTTTTAGTGGTAACGGAAATTTTGGTTCACAATCATTACAATCTTGGGGGTCTATTTTTAGAGCGATACAAATTGGGGTAAGTTGTTCAATAGTTTCTGCGACAAGTTCAGGTGAAACAGATATTGCATTATATTCTAATACATATTATGATGGAACAAATTATAAAATATTAAATAGTACAACACAAGTACCTTCTTATTTTCAATTAGCTGATGGAACACTTAGTTTAGCTACTGGTAATACTGGTTCAGTTGGCTCAAATGTTACGAGTCTTACTACTAAATTTGTAGTAACTAAAACTGGTAACGTTGGAATTGGAACGAGTTCTCCAGGTACTAAATTACAAGTAGAAGGAACAATATTAATACCAAGTGATGTAAGTGGTACAAGTGGATATAAAATCAATTACACGACTGCGGATGGAGGTTCAAGAAGTTGGAAAATAGGGAATGATAATCATGCTTATGGCGATTTCTATATTGGACAATCAACTACACAATCAGGTTCTAGTTATAGTACTAAATTTTTAATTCATCCATCTGGAAACGTATCAATAAATACTACCTCAGACAATGGATATAAACTTTATGTTGCTGGAACTATTTATGCAACTGGTAACATTACTGCAAATTCGGATTTAACTCTAAAGAAAAACCTTGAATTAATTACAAATCCAACGGATAAATTAATGCAATTAAATGGTTATTCATACCAATGGAAATCGGATGATTCTCATCAATATGGAGTAATTGCACAAGAGGTTGAAAAAATACTTCCGTATGCCGTTAGTACTGGTAACGATGGAATTAAAGGAGTTTCTTATAATCAAATTATTCCCGTATTAATCGAGGCAGTAAAAGAACAAAAGAAAGAATTAGAAGAATTAAGGGATATTTTAGCTTCTAAATAAATGCCATTACAAGGAAGTGGAGAAATGACCTTTACTCAGGTCTATAATGAAATAACGGGGGAAAGTTTGACTTCCCCTACTATTTCCATTTCCGTAGCTGAACTTGGTCAACTCCAAAATTCAAGCGGTCAAACAATTCCATTAAATCAATATTACACTCCAAGACCTGACGGCAATCTACCAACGGTATTTCCGACTGAATGGTATCTTTATTGCCAAAGGTGTAATGTCCCAGCGCCATACATAACGATTTCAAAGACTGCGCCAACAAGTGCAAACTCAGGGCAAGAATTTGCTTATCGATTAACGATTGCAAATAATGGTCAAGTCAATTCCTCAGGAGACATAATAGTTCGGGATTACATTCCAAATGGATTAACTTTTGTGCGATATGAAAGGGATACTCCAGCTTGGGGATTTAATATATCAGGTCAACAAGTAACGGCAACTTTTACTTCTTCTTTGCCCGTAGGATTTGGGGCAGTAATAACAATTTACGTTACTACTTCCATTCAAGGAACTTACTCAAATTTTGCAACGGTTGAAGGTGGAGGCGAATCAATAACCAAGACTTCAAATACAGTTTATACGGGAGTCGGGGGAGTGCCAACATGGACAAGTTCAGTTACCAAGAGATTAGTTCGTACAATTCAAAAGAATGATTGCGGTGCTTATGGAGTTGGCTCTAATGAAGAAGTTTATAGTCCATTCTTTACGGCTACTTACACAAGTACAATAAGCCAAGCGGATGCGGATGCTAATGCAAATACTAATGCAACGGCTTTATGTAACCAATGGCTCGATGCTAATGGGCAATCGGTAGCAAATCAATACGGAACTTGTACGTTTGGCTATCCTAATATGACTTTGTCTAAGACAATGCCAAGCGCATTTAATATAAATCAATCGGGAACGGTTCGAATATTAATGCGAATCTTTGCAAATGTGACAAGCGGTCAAATAGTTATGTCAGATGTTTTGCCAAGTGGCTTTGAATATGTATCGCTTGTAGATATGCCAACTGGATTTACTTTATCGGTAAATGGGAGAACGGTAACATTTACAACTAATAATTCTTTACCAATTGATTATTACGGGGAATTTGTATTTACAATTAGAGCATTGACGGTAGGTAATTACACGAACTTTGCTTCGGCTTATGGCGGTAATATAATTAACAATTATGCTCAAAGTAATACGGTTAGCACTTATATATTTGGTCAACCATCTTTTTCGTTTACTTCGAATGTTGTAAATAATAGCTTTGTTCATCCAGCGCCAATAAATGCAACTCCAACCGATGACGCTTATTATAACTATTATGTAACGATAGGCAACCAACCAAGTACAAATTCAACTTTGTTGGCTTTACGAATTACATTGCCTGGACATCTAAGAATTGTTGACCACGTTTCAGTATTTATAAACGAAACATATTTTACCTATTCTCAAGGTCTTGTCCCTAACGAATTATTAATATTTCAACGTAATAACGTAACCGTTCCCGTTGGGCAATACTTATTTGCAGTTAGGATAAATTTAGTGGTAGATTTTTACCGAATGTTTCCTTATTCACAACCCGAAAGCGCAAGACCCGATGACAATCTTACGGTTAATTCTTCGGGGGCTTTAGTCCCAAGAAGGCAAGTGACTAATTTTAAAGCGTTTGTAAGTGGAAGTCAAGT